AGTACAGCGGCACCGACACCTAAGATCGGAAGAGTCAGTCCTAGGGTAGCCATCATCCCCAACTTTTTCATCTTCCGTCCTGCGAGACCTATCTGCTTACTCGCCATTTGGGTATCATGCACTGCTTCATCTAAAGACTTTTTATAATGAGAATTATCTCCTACAATACTTATCAATAGACTTTCAAGTTCTCGAGCATCATTCATTTTTCCTGATATCCTTTCTTGAACCTACATTAGCTATAAAATTCCATTTGGCTTTACTCTGCTTCATCATAAACTGTTTAGTCCTTTGAGACATTACTTCAGTCTTTGTAGTAAATTTCAACAATAATTGTTCAAGTTTAACCTGTTTAGGATTCTTGGAAATAGTTCTTCTTACCTCCGCTGCTATTTGAGCATAAAAATAATCCTCCCGATGAAAACCATGGATATCTTCCCAATCCATATACCAAATCCATTTAAGGAATTGAGTGGAAGTCGTTTCATTTTGGCATCTTTCAACACTCATATGCAAACGACTTGCTAACTTGTACCAAGCAAGCTCTTCACCGGTTAACCGTTTTTTTCCAAATCATCCAAATCATCTGAATCATCTGAATCATCTGAATCTTTAATTTTTAATTCATTAGGACTAGGAAAACCACTTAACTCCCTGGCAGTATCATATAAAACCTTTTGAACACTGGCTCGAATACCTTGTATGAATTCTATAGAAACAGATTCCAAAGTACCTTCCTCATTGATTTTTTTCTAAAGCCAAGAAAGAAGTGCTGCCTGCATCTTTATCAAAATTCTTAACACCTTCATTTCCATTCTTATCAGTCTTAAGTCTTCCACCTACATTATTCAAATATTTATCACGATCCTTACCACTCAATTCACGCAATAGATAATCCTCATCACCTAATTTAACTGAAACTTCATCGAAATCTAAGCTAAATTGCATACTATTTATATTTATCATTTCTATCTCCTTATTTTTATACAAAACTTAAATTATTAAGAAGGCCCTGTTTCAGTACCTGCGGCATTTTCATTACCTGCAATAATATCAATTTCCGCTGTAGGCTCTTCACCTTCAGTAAGTTCATTTGGTGTGAAAACATCTAAAAAACCTTCAAAACTAAGTGTCGTAGCATCAGGCCAGGTTAAAGTAATTGTATTAACCACATTCATCAAAGCTAAGATTTCATTATATACTGCAGGGTCATATCGACAAGTTGAACTGGTATTTTCTATAGTCAATAATGATTTAGGAGCCTTTGTCCTATATGTCTCATTTGTCATCCCAGTTGTATCTATACCACCACCACCTGAAATAGCAGGTGGTGTCACTGTCTTTTCCCATAATTTTATGCTACTGTTAGCACTGAAACTTATTAAAGTTTGATATCCATCACTTAATTTACTCATTTCAACTCCTATATTTGTTCAAACGCAACAATTCCGTTGAGAGTGAATTCTTCTGTTCTTGTATTTGGATCTTGCCCTAATGGTAAGAATCCGGTTGTTTGTATTATACTTTGCACCAAATAAATTCTAATTTTTGAATCAGTCTCAATAGATGCTCTTATTCGTAAAACACTATCCATATAATTTGCTATATCTGCAAGTACTCCCATCGCCTTTTTATAATTATTACCGCGTACACGCACCTGCCATCCTGAATGGTACATCGTTTCACCAGTTCTTTGACATCTACCATCCTTACTCCCCTCTACATCATACACACAAATAGCCTCATCAGGCTCATCAGGTAAATGACCTAAATACATAGGAGTCTTTGTACTTTCTACATTACTAGGCATTCTACCTATGCCACCCATAATCAAAATACATCGCACAATTTCTGCTGGTGAATCATATGTCATTTTATATGCCCCATGTTTCTCTTACTCTTCTGCCGATTTCCTTCTTTTTTCTCCAAGCAGGGCCTGATAAAAATTTAGCACTTTTTCCTGGTTGGTGCCTAGCCTGTAAATTTTCATGAACATATATTGCATAATTAGTCCCATATGAAACAATAACTTTTTGCTTTCGTCCCATACCTACTTTTCTAGTCCTTGCTGTATTTATCAAAACAGATTTATCTCTCGGTACTATTTTCTGACTCTCTCTTTGAAGATAAAAGCCACCTCGTAAAAGACCCACACCAAATTTCTCATCTGTCAATTTTTTATGTTTCCTTACTGCCATCATTAGACCATCTATATTCTTTATTTTCATTATAAATAAGCCGATCTTAATGATTCTGTATTTTTCAAATTTGGCATCTTTTCAAAACGTTGGACTTCTCGGGCTTTAGTATTTGCAAATGGGTCAGCCTCATCCTGAAGTTGCTCTTTATTTCCCAACCACAAATAGCCTCCAAGTTCCACTTCAGAACCATCTGGTAAAAGTGGTACATATACAACGGCATTTGATAATTCTGTACTTCCTTGAGCATTAATATACTCAATCATACTATCTTCCCATCGAACCATATAATTTATACCTGAATCAGACAAAATTAATTCAACCAAAGTTTTAAACTTTTTCTGGCCAAAATCGTTAGCCCCATCTGGTGGCCAATATATTCCATTTTGTCTTCTCATTTTTGTAATTATACTCATTTATATTTCTTTATGTTCCAAGTTTAAAAAGCATGGCCTTCACAGTCTCATCAGTAACAGAAGATGTAAATTCTACTTGTTGAGATGCGTCATTATAAACACTCACTGAAAATGGGCCTATCAACACCGCATCTGAAGCGTCTATGGTTATTGTTCTATCTTCTATAGCAAAACCACCTAAAGTTGCACCTGTTTTAATTGTAATAACAGCCTCACCAACATTACCATTTACCACATATAAAAATTCTTTCCCTGTATTATCAAAAAAAGTTGCTTCTGTGATAGACGTCTCTTCTCCTGTTATGACTGCTCCACTTCTTGACGTTTCTACTACTGTTAATTCTACTGGATCACTCATTTTATTATCCTTTTACTTTATTAACCTATTTCAAAATTATTATTTGTACATCTCCAGATACATCTGCTGTTTGCACTTCAATATTCCCATCACCATCATTATAAACACTCGTTGAAAATGGGCCTAATATTACTTGGGCATTAGCAGATACCACCACCTCTAAATCTCCTACACCAAGCCCATCCACTGTCGCTCCTGTTTTGATAGTAATTGTGGATTCTGAATCAGTACTTGTATCCATTAATACTACAAACTCTTTCCCTGTATTGGGAAATACCACACCATCTGTAAGAATATCTGTTCCTGCCACAATAGATGTGGGAGTTGCTGATATTGCATTCACTGTTAATTCTACTGGATCACTCATTTTATTATCCTTTTAATCTGTTATTTCATCAGGAGTCGTTCCTAACCACGACACACCTACTTTTGACCTACCGCCAGTTTTTGTATTTTCATTTATAGTTGCTAATCCACCATTTGTATCTAAACGCATAGCCATTTGACCATAATGTGTCACATCAAAACCTAGACCAAGACGATTCTGATAATTAACACTTACTGGACCAGCTTTTTCACTTGTGGAACGAGGATCACGAATAGCATAAAAATGAGCACTCAACCATCGTTCAATCAACTCTAATCGTTCATCTGTGTATTCCGTAGTTGGTCCATTAGCACCCGTACACACTTCCGTCACTATATTATTAGCAGGTAAAATAAAAGCAACCATGGCATCATCATCAGGTACAATACTTGTATCTAATTCAATTATTTGAGATATCAATAATAAAGTTGTTCTCGCCATGACTTACTCCTTTTCTTTACTTAATATTTGCTATAAATATATCTACATCTTTTCTTCGAAGTGGTGCTTTATTAATAGCCTCCTCTTCTACCATTCTACCATCAAAAACAAACCAACCGGAATTCTTCTTTCTTCCAATCGTTAATTCCGCATCAACAGCCTTAGAAAACTCTTTAGTCACATCTTTAAATAATAACACCATTGGTTTCTTTACTGGTTCTTCAATTTCCTTTTTTGGTACTATTTCTTCAATAGGTTCACGTATTTCTTGAATTACTTGAAATTTCATAGGGAAGATAGCAGCAAGATCTTCTTCAGTTCTTATTGTTTCACCTCTATTAATTACTTGATTCGTAAGAGTTACATGCGCACCACCTACATTTTTATATGTCTTTTCCATTTTTTTGTCTCCTTAATATTTAAAAAAAAATACACCTTCACCTATCCAAATCTTACAGGAAAGGGGGTAAAGATCCAAATAAGATCAGGTGTATTAAATTATTTATGTCACATGACCATAAACTATTCCAGTATTGCCCTCAATATCTGCTCGTAATTGAGGAACAACAATAGCCATGACCTTGAAATTTAATTGCATTCCACCATGACTTTCCCACTGCAATGTGGTTATGTCCATTCCAACAACTGCACGAACGACATCTGATGTCATTTGCACAAGCATTAGAGTAGTACCAGTCAAGAAATCCAACTGTTTAACCGTTGTAATTTCATCTAACTTTTGCAATCTTTCCTTAAGAGTATTATCACCCTTATCTTGATCATAATCTTCACCCATATATGCCGTCCAAGCCGGGGAATAGTATAATGCATAAGGACCATAATAATAATTATTCTGAGCCTGTACAATCATCCCCAATACTTCAGCTATCGTAGTTGGATGATTTGATGAAGATGGTTGTGATAATGATTTCGTCAAGACAGAAGAAAAATTCTTCAAACCAGCGACAACACCACCACCATATGTATAATCATCAACTTCTCCTAAGAACAACTTTTCAATCTGTTCACCAACTTTACGACCTGCTAATTCTGCCATCGTAGTATCTATTGGACTTCCACCATTCCTACTTGCCATAATCTGGCGAGCACTGAAACTATAATCCTTATGAATAATAGGAAGGGGTAATCCTGTTAGATCATATTCTGGTCTCTCAGTTATACCTTTTTTCATCCCATCCATACTAATTGAAGCATCGCCTATATCTGTTTGAGATTCATACTCAAGAACAGTCTTCCCCATACCATTAGGAATTCTATATTCCAATCCAGCTGCTCTAACATCACTTACAAATTTCAATCGTGGGCGAGCAGCTTTAATAATAGCTGTATCTAACTGAATCCACTCATCCTTACGAAGAGTAGCATTAGCATTTGTCACCATTGACTGATATTGTGGTTGCTGAGAAGTTCCAGTATTAACTGTGATATAACTTCTACCATCTTTGCCTATATAAGGTCTTAAAACATTAGGATCAAAGTTACTTGCCATCAATGTGGACGCAACATCACCTTCCGCTTTTCCATTCAAAATAAAATTCATTTGATTTTATTCCTTTCTATTTTTTAATTAAAGCACACGAACATGAAGAAGAGTGTCAGCTGTAAGTGCTCCACCACTGTCTTCTTTTGCTTCTAGTTGTCCGCCTGCGAAGTCAGCTATAAGAACTGCGACATTGCTAATTTCAGGTATCATAACACCTGCATTACCTGAATCGTCTCCTGCTACACTCAAACGAACAATCAACCTATCACCTGCTACTACACCTGTTGGTGTAATTGTGAAGTCTTTATTCGCTGCAGTCAAACTATTGATGTCCTGAGCAACAGTTGTACAAAGATCCTCCCCAACTAATCCAGTACCTGCATCTTTCCAACATTCAACATCAAGAGTAAGAGTATTATCTGATATTGTAGTCAATACACCTGCTTTAGCTCTAACTGTAATTGCTCCACCTGATCTATAACTTTGTGGAATTACAAATTCAAATGCTGCTTTTTCAGCCGATGTTGTTCCACCAAAGTCTGAACCTTGAATTGTTAATGCGTCTGTGCCTGGTGTGCCAGTGATAAGAGCCAAATCGTCCGCTCCGCCCAATCCAGATGCTACTAATACTGATACATTACTAATTTCAGGTGTTATAGTACCTGCATTACCTGAATCTTCTCCTGCTATAACAAATTGGATAATCAATCTATCACCCGCTACAAAACCTGTTGGAGTGATTATGAAATCCATATTTGCTGGAGTCAAACTGTTGATACTCTGAAGTGTTGTGGTACAAAGATCCTCCCCAACTAATCCAGTACCTGCATCTTTCCAACATGAACAATCAAGAGTAAGAGTATTATCTGATATTGTAGTCAATACACCTGCTTTAGCTCTAACTGTGACTGCTCCACCTGATCTATAACTTT